TACCAATTTCGCGCGTTGCACCTTGCGGCGCACCACCACTATTGCTTGGTAAGAAGTCTTTCATTTCAGCATCCCAGAGCTCTTTAGGGAGCATTTGAGATATATGAAATTTGAGAGCGTTTACCAGGTGATCGCTATACTCGTATGATAATAATTTTTCTTCATACGATGTATATTCAGAAACAGCACGCTTCTTCAACTGATTAAAGGTCGAAGAAAATCGTGTCCGCCCCAAATATTCAGACAATTGTCTGATAGCGCATACTACATCGACGGAATAATCCGTATCGAGGATTGTCTGTTTTAATAAGACAAACCAAGGTATGGTCATCCAACCGAACTTGTTCTCTCGTATTATTTTCTTGAGAGACTTTACTCGAATGGAATCGCCGTTGCCGTGTAGTAATACCAAGGTATGGACCTTCATCAGGTCCAGACCAGCGCAGAATGCAATCGGATCAAAGCTGTGATTAGCGAATTCTTTTAAAAATTCACCGGCTATTGTTCGACCCTCTCGCATTCGCCCTAAATTTGTGAATACGGATTGAATGAGAACAAAATACTCAACCATAATCTCGCAATAGTACCATTTGTCTTGTATGACACACAGCACCCTTTGAGACTTCTGATCAGGTAGGACAGGCACGGGACCGAGTCCCAATGCATAGTATAATGCCTGTTTGTCCTGTCTCCAATAAGCGTTAGAAAAGAGCTCATCTGCTCTGGCGATTGTAAAATCATCAATCGTACCTAACATCTTATTACCACCTTACTTTATTTATTAATGATAAGGTCCCCACGAAATACCTGAGCGACTAAGTCGCCAGCAACTTCGTCTGAACCAAACAGCATACCGAGTGATTGAACAGCATAGGACTTAATTAAGTCCGCTGTGATCGAGGCATGCTTTGGGACAGTAAGTGTAGCAGAGAATTTAAGAGGAATATCGCCAAACTCTCCGGAAACGCTATTCGACACCGTAAAGGTTTGTTCGAGAAGCAAGTTGATTTGAGTACCGCCTAACACATTGGCTAATTTTGCTGGTTTTGTTAGACAACTGCTATAAACGTTCGCCACAGGGCGGATGCTTATACGCAAAACGGCTGGGCTTTCTTGCCCGCTGCCAGTTGTACTCTTATAGACAGTTTTGTCAGGGCCACTTTCGGCTAAAGTCCAGTCGGCAATATGATTATAGTTGCCAACAGTAATGCTTTTATTCGCATTAGGACAAGTCGCAGTGGGAGTTAGGGATTGTGCTTGTGTTACAGTCCAAGGACCAATTGTAGTACTTATTGGTGTAAAAGCCATAAGATACTCCTTTCAGAAGACTCTTTAATCGAGTCAGATGAATTACGTATGATTCCCATAATGGGAGGCGTTGGGAGGCTACTTCGGTCTTGCCTTACCTTTAGATAAGATAAGTGCTGCACCGTTCAAATAGGCCGATCCGCTGACGCCGCGCTTGGCAGGATTTAATTCCTCCAAGTTCGGAAAAGGCTTTGTGAAAGGAACTTTTGAACAACTTCGTACATAAGCTACCAGTTCTACCGTAGGATAATC